AGATCCACCCTTAGCCGTCCAATCTGTTTCCAGCTTGCTTAGCTGAGCCTGGCGCTCCTGCTCTCTCGTGCCCATTGAGATAGTGTCGTTCAGGGCTTTCCGCTTAGCTGTCATCTCATCAACATAGGCTTTCGAATCATCCTGAAGCTTGTTCATTCTCTCTTGGTTGACGATCATGTTGCCGATCTCGGCTTTCTGGCGAGAGTAGGCGAGTATTGTTTCTTTGTTAGCTAACAATTGCTGCTCACTCTTTGTCAGGCTTCTCGTCTTCGCCGCTTCCTCAAGGATCTGGAATTTTGCCACTTCATTCCAGTATGTTTTTTGCTGCTGAGAGATTTGATCATTTACAGACCTGTGCTCTTGCAAAACCTTAAGTTGGGCCTGAAGAGCGATAATATCAGCCTGATACTGCTCGCTAACTTTATCACCCTGATCAACAGATACCTTTTGAGCCTTCTGTTTTTTCTTCAGCGCCTCAGCTTCTTTATCTACTGCGTCCTTAGTTTCCTTACTGTAACCCTGCGCAGCCGCTGCTGATTGCTTTGATGCCTGCACATAGCCCATCTCACCCTTGATAATTCGAGCGTTACGCTCTTCAATCGACTTTAGCAGATCGGCGTTTTGGGATTTGGCGTTTTTAACCACCTCTTCCTGCTGCTTAGCGATTCCATCAAAGAAACCTGATGTCCCTGGGATTTTGCTCAGTGTGTTGGCGGCTGACGCTACAAATTCGCCGATCATGATATCACCCTGATTAAGCAGGTATCGAATCTGCTCAACAGTCCCGGCAACAACATCAGTGATTAGGCTAAGCGCGCCCAGAGTTCGGTCTCCAACGGTAGTCCATGCATCGTCAGCCCATTTTTTGATGTCGTTCCACATCTTTTCAAGTGGCGTTGCGCTGTCAGCCAGCTTAGCCACGCGTTGCTCCATGATGTCCGCAAAAATCTTAGTTGCTGCAGATACGGCATCAGTTTTTCCTTTCGTGTCCTCCAGCTTTTTGATGTATGTAAGCTGACCTACGCTGAGGAAGTTAAACTGTTTATTCAGCTCAGCCAGGCCTTTAACCGGGTCTGTTGCGATCTTCTCAAAGTACCCTGTAATCTTGCTTGAGTCCTCACCAGTTGCATTGGCCCAATCTGCCGTCGCCTTGGTGATCACCTTAATCTGAGCGATTGTGTACTTGCCTGATGCGGCGAGGCTGTTTGCGATCTCGCGGATGCTTGAACCGCTCGCCTTGCTTGATTCTGCGATGGCATCAGTCATTGCGTTAAACTGCCCGATAGTTGCACCGGCATAGTTACCGCTCAGGATGAGGGCTTGTGATAATTCACGCTGGCGCTTTTCTGCCTGATATGCAGCAAGGCCCATAGCTGCCATTACGGCACCAACCGCACCCATTGCTACGGTCACTGGATTCAGGTAAGAAAGCAGAACCTTAAACGTATTACCAACACCGCCGAATGAATCCTTAATCTGCCCGCCCTGCTGGATGGCAACAAGCCAAACCGGCATGCCGGAAGCAAGTGACGTAACCACGTCAGTTATCTGCATTGGCAGGATGCGCAGTGCGTTAGAGTATTGTCCCGCCGAAAGTCCAGCGACATTCATCTGCTTTGCCTGCGCTCTAAGCTGAGCAATTAGAGGTGCCGCCTGATCGCCAACTCCCAACTGAGCTGCCTTCATCTCCAGGAGTTCAGTGCGGGTTTTCCCAATTGCCCTAACCTGATCCTCAAGGGATTCAATAAAACCACGGCTTGCAGCCTGAGCTTTCAGGTTGGCTGACTCTCTGGCCTGAGATTCACGACGCGCCGCCGCTTCAGACTGCTTGCTGGCTGCTACCTTCTCAGCAGCAGCAGCAATTGCCGCCTGACCTTCTGCAGTAAGTGCGCGCTGACTCTCTTTGAGCTTCGCCGTCTGCAGGTCCAGAACGGCACCAAGACGGAAAAACTCTTCATCAGGAACAACACCAGCAGACCATGCCTTGTCCAGCACCTTGGATGCGTCAGCCAGCTTATTCATTTTTGCCGCGAGTGGGTCAATGGTGCCCAGCACCGATTGGAACTCCTGGCGCATCTTCTTTGCTTCTTCTGCCGTCCGGCGCTGCTCTTCCCGGAACTGCTTAGCCCTGGCAGTAGCTAGGGATTCAGACTGAGCAAGCTCCTCAACAGATCGTGCGGTTTCGCTGTTGGCTTGCTTGAATTCCTTTAGTGATTTAGTCGCCTGTTGTACCTGCGACACGTCAACGCCTAGCGTTAAACCTGCTACCTGATCAACCATTTTGCGATCTCCAGATGTGAAAAAAGCGCCACTAAGGGCGCTTACCGTTGCGAATTATATTAATGGCTTGTTGTTCCATTATTCGCAAATCATTGAAGGCTGTTTCCTCGCATTCTATTCTATAGATTTTTGCGACAGTGTGGAAGGAATTATAGTTTATTCCCGTTGGGATTCCGTCTGGGCCGTAGTTCCACTGAGTGGACATCGCAAGGAAAAGATCCCAAGAGTCGTGCATGTCGCTAAAGAATGGAACCTCCTCAAGATTATCATCGTCGCTATCATAGTCGTCTCTCGACAAACCAACTGAGGCTAACTCTGAATCTGTTGGAGGCTTTCTATAGAGCAGGAAAACAGCCCGTTTTAGTTTTTTGCGCGATTGCCAGCCAGCGCCTGCAGGTAGGCTCGCGTGAATTCAATAACCATTCCGGGGAAGAACTCAACAGCGTCACGCATAACGTCAGCAGTGAACTCTTCTTCCAGATCCCAGCCGGTTGCAATGTCCATGATGAATTTTTCATCGGATGGGCGGTTTTCGTCATCCAGCTTGAAAAGGTTGCCGATCTCTTTTGCGCGCTTGTGCTTGACGGTAAACACAACCTTAGCCTCTTCACCGTTTGGCTGAGTGAACGATACCGGCAATTTGAAATCATCAACTGGTTTAATTTTGAACTTAGACATAGTGTTACCTCTGTTTTGCGTGGTTGGTTTTTGTTGTGAGGATTATGGACGAAAAAAAAAGGAGGCGCAAGCCCCCTTTTGTAATTAACTTTCGTTTGACGCTACTGAGATGAATCGACCTTTCAGAGCTACCGCCAGGCTAACCGTTTCCATTTCGTTCATTGCAGTCTGCGGGATGTCATTGAAAGACAGCACGCCAGAGTACATGCGCATTTCTCGGGCCTTTGGCACATACATGCGCAGGGCTTTAACTTCGCCGCTGTCATCTGCTGCTTTAAGCACCGGATAAAGCAGGTTGTCAAATTCATGCGCGAAGGTGTAGGTCAGGGAAACTGCTGACTTAAACGTTGGTAACTGCTGTTCACGGTCATCAGCAAGGCACTGATAGTTGTAATACTGCTGCTCACCGCCGTCCTGAGCCAGATCCTGAACGCAGGGGATCTCAATCCACTGATTGACCGGAACGATTGTCGCGGTTCCGCCCAGGGGAAACTGGTTAACGCTCGTGGTGTCGATTGACTCAACAGTTACGGATGTTCCAGCAATGGCTTTGATTCGCAACTGCAGATCAGCCAGCTTTCCCCAGGTTGTTGAGGTAATCAGGATGTAATCACCAACAGCCAGGTCTTCAGCACTGGCAACCGTGAATACCGGATCTTTTGCGTTAGTGATTGCGGTGACGGCAATCTCAGCGCCGCGACCGGCTTCGATAAAAATTTGTGCGCCATTAGGGAGGTGGATAGGACAATCCTTAAAAAGTCAACGACTTTATCAAAAAGTTTATGTTAGTGGTTTTTGGTGCGGGTTAGCCCTGCGACCGTGATTCAAATGATAACCCAACCGCACCTCAGCTACAAGTCTTGTTTCAAATGCATCGCGAAAATCACGGAAGTTTCCGAGGTGTATGTGCTGGTTTTCACTCCATATCATGGCATGCCAAACCTTGTCTCGTTTATTCCAGTTTACGCCCGTTATACCTGGCTGATTCCTCTTCGCTCTGCACCGATTCCTTGCGTTTTCATCAGCCGTCACCAGCCTCAGGTTTTCAATGCGGTTATCGGTTCTTATTCCGTTGATGTGGTCAATCTGCATGCCTTCAGGTATGGCACCATTTATCAGCATCCACGCGCATCGGTGCGCGTACATGCTTACCCCATCAACCAGACAAACGACGTAGCCGCCGCTATGCTTGCCTTTATATTCACGCCCGGTCTTTCGATTCTTTATCTTTCCATCATCATAAGTCAAGCAGGCGCGAACCTGCTCAACAGTTACTTGACTTGCTTTACTAGCCATTACTTTCAGCCCTCACAGTAAACCTAACCGGAATCATCCAGCCGCTATTATGCTTTTGTACCGGGCGGACTTCACCGCCTTCAACGATGTAACCAACCTCAACGGGATTATCCCCATTATCGTCAGTGACAGATAGCATTATACCATCTAACGCCGCTTTTGCTACATCATCGGCAATCTTTCTTGCTTCTTTCACTCCCACTCCGGGAGAGAAGACAACGCCAACCTGAGCGATCCCCAGATAGACCTTGCATTTTCTGTCAAGCGATACAGTCATTGTTGCTGCTTCAAGGTAGTCAAATTTAAGCCATGGACTACCATCTGTAGGCGGAGTAAATTCGATGTTCTCTGCCATGATCCGGTATGAGTTTCCGAACCACTTAAACAGAGCTTCCTGAGCCGCTTGGTATAATTCATAGTGCATTACCTGCTCCTTGCTTCGCGCACGGCGAAAGCAAAATAATACCTCAGCCTTACGGCGACAATCCCCAAAACGCCCGCTGGCGCTTGCTGTGAATGACCATGCTCAAGAGCATTGGCATAGATTAGCATGTTGGAGAAGTAAACGGATGTTATTCCTGCGCCCTTGGTTGAAGCGTAAACACTAAGCGCTCGGCGTCCGGCGTTAATGGTTTTGCCTCCTTCCTTGTCGTATTCGTTTAGGGCGTAAAAAGCAGGCTGATTAAACGTGATCTGCCAGTTTCCTTTAAAGCGACCTGTATCAACCGGTGATAGCATTACAAGATCTCTCAGCACCGCCTCGCAGGACGTCTCAACAACGTAGAGCAAGTTTTGCTCAGCGGCCTCAATCCACGCATCAACATCCGCCTCAAACTTCCTGATCGTGTAGTTAGCCATTTACGGCGATTCTCCGAAGTATTGGGCGATAAGCAACCACTGTGCCAGTTGGTTTTATCGCGCGAGCGTTAACCACAACATAATGCTCATCATCAACAATGATTCTCATTCCTTTGCTGATTGGTTGATCTGCGTTGAATATGCCACGCTTATCCCCTGCCAGGATTGACTCGCCATTGATGTCTCTGTCATTAACATCGCGGACCAGACCTTTAGCTACTCCGCGAACCTCTGGAGTTTTTACCTCTTTGCCGTTCACTATTTTAGTGCCGCCTGCAGAGATGATTAAGACGAACTCGCCGTCACCATCGGAAAAGTAATCAATGCCAGAAGATGCCATTGCCCTTATCTCGTCGTAATTCATTTTAGCATCCCCCGCGAGGTGTGGTAATTAGACCAAACCCGCCGCCCATCTTTCGATTTAGAGCCTCGTACATCTTGCCCCAAGGTGTGTTCCTGATCGATTTTGAATCACCACTCAGGGATGCGAAGGTTTGAGAAAACTCCCCTGAAAGCGTAAAGCTTGCCAGGCGGCGCGAATAATCAGCGACACTCTCTTTCTCTCCCTTTGCTGCTCCATCAAGAGTCATCAGGTGAAGAGTATAAAGCGCCATTGCCTTCGGATATCGTTCTTTAAATCTGGTGGAGCAAACGAACATCTCAGCCATTTCAACCCACGCCTCAATATTTTCGCGCGGAACTTTAGCGAAGGGCGGAGCGATCCGGATGATGGTATCAATGATTTCATCGTTCATGATTTTTCTCCATTAAAAAAGGGCGCAATATGCGCCCTCAATCTTACTTAATTTCTTGCCCGGTTTCCAGCTCTTACTTAATTTCTTGCCCGGTTTCCAGCTCTTCCAGAGATTTGCCAGCGTTGGGATCTTTCTTCGCGTTTTCGCGGTGACGCTCAATAATTTCACGCGTCATTTTCTCATCATCTTTAACTTTCAGGATATTGTTGGCGAAGAGATAACCCACACCCTTTGACTTAAGATCTTCAGCTTTAGCGATAAATTCGTTGTCATGCACATACTTTTCACCGCCAAACTTAACCAGGCAAGCGCCGGTCACCTTTAAGATAACTTCGCCTTCACCCGGCTTAAGCTCGTTATTCTGCGAGCTGATTTCTTCTGACGCGTCTTTAGTTTTGTTGGTTTTAGTAGCCATTATCTTGCACCTCTTGATTGATTAAATGAAAAAGCCTCACTCTTAACAAGTGAGGCTATATTATTACACGCCTACGAGCATTGCAATAGTCAGAGGACGATAAACAATGAGGCCTGTTGCTTTGGAAGTGCAAGGCACTTTAAAGTGCAAGTCCTTCGGCTGCATTGGGAGCATGTGGAAAGGCTCCGGGATCTCAATGGACATATTGAGAGGATTTTTCTCATATGCCAGCACTGCTTTAGTGCCTGCGCCGTCGATGTCTTCCAGCTCCGCGATAGAGGAGAAGGTAATGCCGCTGTTCTGCTTCTGGAAATAGCTGAGGTATGACTCAGTGGTTTCCGGCATGCGCTTAGCCAGCAAGCGACGTTTAGAAGGCGGAACTACGATATCAGTCACTCGGTTCTGACCGTTGGTGATGGTCTCGATCTGTTCAATCAGATCTTCCAGCTCATCGTTAGCCACTTCCGGATCAGTGCCCCAGCCAGCGGAGGTAATACGCGTGACGTTGGGGTGATTGAACACCGAAATGATTTTGTGAGGAGCGGAGCCTTTAAACACCAGGCGGTTAACCAGTGTCTCATGGCCTTCGCGAGCCAGTGAAGCTTTACGATCCGAAAGTGAGCTACCCAGCGCCGCGCCAACTTCGATTTCATCACCAGAGATCAGCCATGCATTACCCAGACGATGCACGCGACCAGTTTCGAGAGTTGACATCGCTTCAACGGTTGGCAGATCGTCAGTGTAATCAGCGATGATTTTGGCTGACGTAACGCCATCGAATGAGCGATATTCGAAAGTGTTGGTTGTGCGGCTCAGCTCGGTTGTAACCGGGAACAGTGCCAGCGCGCTGGTTTGAGGGTAAGACGCATCATACTGGCGAGTCAAAACTTGCTTCATCTGCTCAACGGTCCACAAGCCAACGGCGTCAGCCTTTTCAGCACCGATGCCCATCTTGCGCAAGCCAATAGTAATTTCATTTTGCTCAAATGAGTCTAGTTTCATGGTCATTTTTTTCTTCCTTTCCTGTGAATAGAATTGTTTGGCACGCGCTTATAATAGCACTATTTGCTAAGCAGGCAACAGAATTTTATGAATCATATAAAAAAAGGGCCGAAGCCCTTTTTTCATTACGCACCAGCAGCAGGGGCAGTTGCACTCTGCAGAACCTGGATTTTAACCAGCTTGTAAGCCGGATCGGTTGAAGCCAGCACCTCGCCGGTAAACTTCCAGCCAGTGGCAACAGCGCCGCCGTTAACAACCACGCCATCAGCGTTGAAGGTTACCGGATTGTCAAACGCAGCCTGAGTGTCAGTTAATGCTGCGGCAGCAAGAACCCAAACCCGGCCATGAGTCATGACGTTAACTGCGATACCTGGTTCATATTCACCACCAGGCGAATAAACACCAGACATCACCGCGATGCCCAGAGGCTTAGAGCTTGCCGGAGCGCCCTGAGCAACAACCTTGTGACCTTCGATTGGCTGAACCGAAAGCACGGATACCAGACGACCGATCTGCAATTTGGCGGTTGCATCTGGGTTGTGCGCGCAAGTGCCGTCGATGTTGTAGAGGGATGTATCAGCAATCTGGCCTGCATAAGCCTGGCCGCGATTTTCAGTATAAGACGCTTTGATTAAAGGCATTTTCTTTACTCCATTATTTTAAGTTGGGGGAAATCAATCCCCCTGAGTGGTATTACTTACGGAAGCGGTTTGCCTGATCCGGGATCTTGGTTTCCTGTGCGTCATCCTTTTTAGCAGGTTTGCCGCCATTGCCACCCATAACAGACAAGCGATTAGCGCCCATCATATCAGAGTTTTTCACCAAATCAAATGAGGTTTCGATATAGGCATCAGCCTTATCTTTAGCGCAAACGCCGGACAACTGCTTGATACATGCCAGCTTGATGTCCTTATCAGAAAGGCCATCAGCCTTAATGCCGATCTCACTCGCGAAGGTTACCAGCGCGGAATGCTCTTCGGCATCAGCTTTCGCCTTTGCTACTGCGGCAGCAACTGCGGCTTTAAGCTCGGTAGGGAACGCGTCCGCTTTCGCCTTAAGCTGATCTCGCTCAGCGGCTGCAGTCTGCGCGGCAGCGCCAACGGTTGCAATGTGCGCTGCAATTTCAGGAGCAACCTCGAAATCTACGCCATCGATCTTAATGGTTTTCATGTTCTA